TATGGCAAGCAGGGATTGAAGCTCAATAGGCGCCGCCTTCAAAAGGCGGGACCGTGGAAGCCGGGCAAGCGGACGCTTCCGAAGCGCCATAAGACAACCCGTAGAATGCGCCGCTCTTCCGGCGGCTAACAAGTTCGGCCGGCGTGCCGGCCGATTATCTCACCCGCTTCGCTGCCGCGACAATTACCGCCCTGATCGCGTCGCTATCCGTTTTGTGTTTCCGTGCCTCGCGGTATTTGCGCAGCGCCGCGACCTCCGCTCTTCTGTGCATTTTAGCCATCCTTTTTCTTTCTTCGCCAATATGCGCGCAAAGTAGCGGTAATTCAACGTAATTTGCGAAAAGGTTAAGAAGAATAATGCCCGTTCTTAAAAACCCCAAGCACGAGCGTTTCTCGCAGGAACTCGCTAACGGCAAAAGCGCGGCCGAAGCTTATGTTGCGGCTGGATACAAACCGAACGCTGGAAACCCTTCAAAGCTAAAGAGCGATGAAAGAATTTCACATCGCATATCTGAAATCCTTTCCGAGCGCGACAGAATGCACGCTGGAGCCACAGAGAAGGCCGCTGAGAGGCTTTCCATCGATCGCGAGTGGGTTCTTGCTCGGCTCGTCGAAAACGCAAACAGAGCCATGCAGGCGGAACCTGTAAAGGTCGGCGGCGAGAAAACTGGCGAATACAAATACGACGGGTCGGTTGCGAACCGGGCGCTCGAACTGCTCGGCAAAGAACTCGGCATGTTTATAGACCGTAAGGAACAGGGCGCTCCTGGTGAATTTGCGGGCCTCGATAACCCAGAACAGCTTAGAGAAGCTATCGCTCAGCGACTTGGCGTGGTTGGATCGGGCGACGCAAAGGCTCCAGTTCCTAGAGGAAAAGGAAGCGGCGGAGCAAAGCCTCGCGGAATTCATCCGCCAAGCGTGGCACGTCATTGAGCCAGGCGGGCCGTATATCCACGGCTGGCATATCGATGCGTTCTGCGATCATCTCGAGGCTGTTTTATGGACTGTTACAGGCATCCCAATAAATGGTCTTTCTGAGCGGTGCGGTCTATCTGAATGCCCTGATATCAACAGGCTGTTAATTAATGTCCCCCCTGGGACTATGAAGAGCCTAACGACGTCTGTGTTTTTCCCTGCGTGGGCGTGGGGGCCAAGGGACCTCGCATATTTGCGCTTTCTTTGCGCGTCTCATGCTCAGTCTCTCGCGATCCGCGACTCTACCAAGATGCGCCGCCTTGTGGTATCTGACTGGTATCAAAAGCGCTGGGGGGATCGTGTCAAGCTAACGGGCGACCAGAACGCGAAAACAAAGTTCGAAAATACTGCGTCTGGATTTCGCGAGGCAATAGCAACTGGATCGATAACGGGCGCGCGCGGCGATATCGATATAATCGACGACCCACATTCGGTCGAAGGGGCCGCATCTGATCAGATGCGGCGCTCGACCATAGAATGGTTTTTAGAAGCTCTCCCCACGCGTCTGAATAATCCTGAGCGTTCTGCTATCATCGTGGACATGCAGCGTCTTCATGAGGAAGACGTGTCTGGCGTGATACTGAGCAAGGGCCTCGGATATGAGCATCTTTGCCTTCCGATGGAGTTCGAACCATCATTGCGATGCGAAACTTCTATTGGATTCATTGATCCAAGAGAAGAGGCGGGAGAGCTGCTTTTCCCTGAACGATTCCCCGCACATGTCGTGGCCCGCGACAAGCACGCAATGGGGCCTTATGCTGTTGCAGGCCAGTTTCAACAACTCCCAAGCCCGCGCGGAGGCGGCATTATCAAGCGGGAGTGGTGGATTGATTGGGACAAAAATGAAGCCTTATTTAATGGGATAAGGCCAGATCAGGACGGAAGAATTGTCTTTCCAGTCTTCGATTACGTCCTCGCCTCTCTCGATACAGCATACGATGAAAAAGCGGATAAGGGAAATGATCCGAGCGCGCTGTCTGTGTGGGGCGTTTGGACTGACCGCGACGAGAACCGGCGCGTCATGCTCATGGCGGCTTGGGAGGATTGGCTAGAGCTACATCCTCTCGTCGCCAAGGTCGCGCGAACATGCCAGCGATTCAAGATCGATAATCTGCTGATCGAGGCGAAGGCGAGCGGTAAGTCTGTCGCTCAGGAAATCCGCCGGCTTTACGCCCATGAAGGCTGGGGCGTTCAGATGATAGACCCCGGCCGCATCGACAAGATCGCGCGGGCTTATTCGGTTCAGCATATCTGGTCCGGGGGCCTCGTCTATGCGCCAGACCGAGAATGGGCGGATAAGATGATCGATCAATGTTCAGTGTTTCCGCGCGGCAAGCATGATGACTTGGTCGACACTGCGACGCAGGCAATCCGCCATCTTCGAGACATCGGGTTGATCCAGCGGCCCGAGGAAATCTCGCAGGCGCTTACGGCGCAAATGCAACATCGGTCGATCGATGGGCCGATTTATCCGGTTTAAGAGGAACGGAATGAACGACGCCTCAACGCAGTTCATCATTCGCCGAGATGGATCGTGCGGTTGGCATATCTATGCCGGCATTTCGCAATTTCTTGTTGCTGAGGGGTCTGGATGGTCGGCCCCCATTGGTCAACAATTGCTGCGGCAACTTGCGAAGCCGCCATACAAATCCATTCGTCAATTGCCGTTGCGGGGCTCAAAAAAGAAATGAACGACTCTTGGAAGCCGTATCCTAATCGAGCATTAGCACAAATGGCCGCTGCCGGACTCTATGATCCGCAGACGCAATTAGGCGGGGAAGGCAAAATCAAAATGAACGACGCGCCGAAGCCCCGCATCGCATACGACATCGTGTATAGCCATGATCCTCGTCTGGCATCCGACCTATATGACTCGAATCCGGCATCTGCCCATGGCACGCATGACATTGTTCACTCACAAACTGTCAATGATCCTGGTTGTGAGCATAAGAAAATATCTGAGGAAGAGGCAAGGATCGTAAGGCTCGCGCATATTCTATGCGAAGCAGCTGGATTTGACCCGAATAAGATTGTGATCGCTGATCGTGTCCCTCAAATTGGCCCGAAGGGGCGTGTCGTGGTCACAAAAACGTGCATGGGCTGGGAATTGTTTATAGGCGAGGCAACTGCCTCTATTCGTTTCTTTGAGGGTAACGATAAGTGACTGGCGTTCTCGCTCCTATCGCCATTCGCCAGAGTGCACCGCCGGCGCCGCCTTCGATCGAAGACCCGATCGAAATGGCGTTGGAAGACGGCGATCTAAACGAGGCGATCGACCACGACAAGGATATCGTCACAATCGAGTTGCCTGACGGCTCGATATCAATCAATCTGTCTCCGCTGAAATCTCCGACCGCAGTGTCGAATGACCACGACGTAAACCTCGCCGAACATCTGGACGAGTCCGCCCTCGGCGCGATTGGCTCTAACCTATATCGTCTGATCTCGGAAGACGATAGAGCAAGACAGGAACGGTTACAGAATCTGCGCCGGGGTCTCGATCTCCTCGCGATCAAACTAGAACAGCCGAAGTCAGATGCAACGCAGGAAGGAATTTCGGTTGTTCGTCATCCTGTGTTGCTCGAGGCTGTTCTTCGGTTCCAGGCGAATGAATCCGGAGAGCTTCTGCCAGCGGATGGTCCAGTAAAAGTACGCAACGATGGCGGAGAGACGCAGCAAACGGATTCGCAGGCGCAAGCGCTCGAGAAAGACCTCAACCATTATCTGACGGTCGGAGCGCCGGAATATTACCCCGACACCGATAAGATGCTTTTCGCGCTTGGATTCGGCGGTTCGGCTTATCGTAAGGTCTATCATCATCCGATCAAGCGGCGTCCCGTCGCCGAGAGCGTCGCAGAACAGGATATCATTCTATCCGATGGAGCGGTATCGTTAGAAGCATGCGGACGCATCACGCAGATTATTCAGATGCGGCCATCCGTCTTCAAACGGATGCAGCTTGCGGACGTCTATCGAGATGTTCCGTTATCCGCTCCGGCGATGAAAACCGATAATCAGGTCGACGAGAAGATAGACCAAATTGTCGGCGTCATGCCATCGCATTCGAGCGACGAGAACGACAATGACCGGACGATTTGGGAGTGCTATTGTGAGATCGATCTTCCCGGATTCGAGCACAAGGAGGATGGCAAACAGACTGGCCTACCCCTCCCCTATCGAGTGACGCTAGACAAGGACTCGCAACAGGTCTTGGAAATCCGCCGTTGGTGGCGCGAGGATGACGACACCTTCACACGCAAAGAGGTCTTTGTCGAATACATCTTCGTCCCTGGATTCGGAGCTTACGGAATTGGGTTGCTCCACATCCTCGGGAATGCTGCGACGGCGTTGACCGGAGCATGGCGTCTTGCGCTCGACAACGGCATGATGGCGAACTTCCCCGGCTTCCTCTATGCCGATCAGGCTGGCCAGCAGCAGCAAATGACAATTCGCGTCCCGCCTGGCGCTGGCGCTCCCGTGAAGACTGGCGGCTTGCCGATCAAAGATGCGATTATGCCGCTCCCGTATCGAGATATCACTCCAGGGTTCGCGGGGATCATCGATAAGGTGGAGCAGATCGCCCAGCGCGTCGGCGGAACTGCGGAAATCCAGGTTGGGGAGGGAAAGCAGAACGCCCCAGTCGGAACGACGATCGCGCTTCTAGAGCAAGCGACGATGACATTGTCCGCAGTTCACAAGCGTATCTGCCGCTCGATGGCGAGGGAGTTGCAGCTTCTCAAAGAGCTATTTCGGGAAAACCCTGAAGCGCTTTGGCGGCACAACAACAAGCCTGCGCTCGGCGTTCCTGGACAGGATGAAGACGCCCATCGTGCTAAAGTGGTTGCTGCCCTCGAGAACGCCGATATCGTTCCGCAGGCTGACCCGAATACGGCGAGTCAGTCGGCGAGAATTCAGAAGGCCGTCGCCATCGCCGCGCGCTCTGACGCGCATCCTGAGCGATATGATGGAATGGCGGTCGAGCGCCATATCCTGTCCACGATCGATGTGGAAGACGCCAATGCTCTCCTAGTCAAGGCTCCTCCGCAACCTCCTCCGGCCGATCCGTCGAAGCTGGTTGACGCGCAAGCGAAGATGCTCGCGGCGAAAGCGAAAGAAGCAGATGTCCAAGTGAAGGCTGCACAAGTCGCGATCGACGCCAAGAACCATGCGGCGGACCGCGAGAGCAAAGAACGGCTCGAATTGATAAATCTCGCACAGACCGAAGCCGTTCATCCTACCGCTGTTGGAAATGTCGATAGGCTGCTGCAAAACCCGCCGAACTTTGGCGTGCCGACTGGCGGGACGGGGCCAATATGATGGATAACGCGAATCTTTACTCGGAAGGCGACCGACATGAATAATGCTGATTATTTTGATCTTCTGAGAAGTATTAAAACAGAGCGTAGCCGTATGTTCGACATCCCATATTGCGAAGCTGTCGAGTCAAACAAAATAACAACAGAAAATGTATCAAAATTGCTATCTCTGACGGAACCTATAAAGAGATCGCTCGCGCAAAGTTCCAGAAGATGGATGGCAAGAAATGAAACACCTTCGTGAACAGGCCAAAGCCGGCCATAAGTCAAAGCTCCACAGCTACGGCGGCGCAAAAGTCCAGCGCAATCCGATCGATGCAAGCAACTTCAAAGCGCTTCCTCCACTCGGGACTGGCCGCTCTGTCGGGCCCCTTCCTGTCGGCGAACAGGCTGCTCCCCTGATCGCCCGCAATGTAGGCGGCCAGATGACGAAGAAACGCCTAGATCGCGCCCCCCGCAAGAGCGGCGGCAAAGTCTTCGAAGGCTCTCCGAAGGATGTTCGCGAAGACAAGAAGCTCGCCAAGAAACACCACGAGACCATGAAGGAATGGGAAAGCTCGGCGGCCGATAAGAAGCATGATCGCCAGCGGTCCATGAAGGGTCTCAAAGAAGGCGGCCGAACTGAGCGCGCTGATGGCGGACGCGTCAAGGGCGGCAAAGGCAAGACGAATATCAACATCGTCATTGCGCCGACCGGCGGACAGGATGGACAGCCACAGAGAGTTCCTGTGCCGATCCCTGTTCCGCAGCAGGTTCCCCCCGCTGCGCCTCCCATGGGCGCTATGCCTCCTGGCGCGGGTGGAGTTCCCCCTGGTGTTGGCGGCCCTCCCATGGGCGGCATCCCGATGCGTAAGGCGGGCGGACGTGTGAACAAAGACGTTCCAGTCAAGGCGCCGGGCCGCACGTCGGACGGATACGCAAAGATGGATTACGGGGCTCTTGGCGGCAAGGGGCGTCGTCAGAAGATACTCGCACAGTGATCTCTCTCGACTCCATCGTCTGGCGCGATATCGATCGCCGCATTCAGAAAGAAGCCGAGGAACGCGCCGCGCAACTCGCCAATGGCAGCGCGCAGAGTTTCGACGATTATCGTTTCCGCGTCGGATATCTGCAAGCGTTAGCAGATGTCCGTATTTGGTCGAGTGAAGTGAACAAGAAGCACTCAGGACGAGACGAAAGGAATTAGCTTTGCCTCCCATGTTGATGAACCATGAGAAGGACCCCCGCCTTGAAATCTTTGACAAGATGGGGGACCTATCAGATGTCGAAGTGTTTGGTAATAGAATTTTGGTTGGCGTTTATGAGCGCCCTGAACAGACCAAGAGCGGAATATTTTTGACGCCGAAGACTAGAGAAGAAGATTCTTACCAAGGGAAAGCGGCACTCGTATTAAAGAAAGGCCCATCTGCCTTCCTCGATGATAAAGAAGTCTCGTTCCATGGTCAGAATGTCGAAATTGGGGATTGGGTCGGATTTCGGCCTTCAGATGGGTTCCCAATATATATCCATGGCACTATCTGCCGATTGCTTCAAGATGTTCATGTGAGGGTGAAAATCCCCTCCCCTGACGTGATCTGGTGAGGCTAGCCAATGTGCAAACTCAATATCAATCTTGAGAATGATTCCGCCGAAGAGCTTAGAAAATGGGAGATTTCCCATCTGAAAAGAGCCCTTGCGGATTTGAATAAGAAGCCAGAACAGAATGATGATGAGAGCGATTTCGAGTTTGAAGAGCGTCTCGGAACATGGTTGTGCGATAGAGATCGCCGCCTAAAGAGCCAATTCATCAAAAATTATATCTCTTCATTGGAGAACGCGATAATCCTTATTGCTGGGGAGGACGCCAATAATGGCTGATCTCGAAAACGATCTCGACAAGTCCGTTTCAATCGTGATCGACGAAGCCGACGCGCCTATTGTCGAGAAGACAGAACAGGCGGTAGCACCGGCGCCAGCCGAAAAGGTTCCCTCTCACGAAGACGCCATTGCCGAACTGAAACAACGGCTCGAAGATGAGAAGGCGAATAACGAACGCCTCGCCTCTCAGAAAGCGGAAAGCGAACGCCGCGCCGCCGAGGAATCGAAGCGAGCTGACACGGCCCAAGCCGAGGTTCGCAGCTCCGAACACCAGATCATCGCAAATGCGCTCGAGGTTGTCGAGCGTGATCTCAAGATGGCGAAGTCGAGTTATGCGGCCGCCATGGCCGCAGGCGACTATGAGGCCGCTGCCGAAGCGCAGATGGCGCTCAGTGAGGGCGCAGCGAAGAGGCTACAATTATCGAATGCCAAAGCGGCCGTCGAAGCGCGTCTCGAGGCCAGGACAGAGGGGCGTGTTCAAGAACCTCGCCAGCCGGCGCAGGACCCCGTGGAAGCGTGGGCGTCTCAACTCTCGCCGCGTAGTGGGAAATGGGTTCGTGAACATCGTGACGCTGTAACCGACCCGACAAAGCAACGCAAACTCACCGCTGCGCACAATGCCGCCGTCGATCTCGAAGGACTCGAAGCCGATAGTGACGCCTATTTCGCTTACATCGAGCAGCGCCTAGGCTATCGACCCGCCGAAGAGGAAGCGCCACCTCATCCAGCGCCGCGTCAACAGAGCCGCATCATTGCCTCGGCGCCGAGTTCGACCGCTTCTGTCTCGGGACATGGGCAGCGCGGTAGCAATAGCGTGACGCTCTCCCCGGCTCAACGTGAAATAGCGCGTGCGCTCGGGATGACTGAGAAAGAATACGCCATCAACAAAATGGCCCTCCAAAAAGAAGGGAAACTTCCAGCGTGACTGACATTCAAGAGCCGCGCCGTCGCGGCAACCCGAATTGGACCAAGCGCTCTCCTGACGCGGCGCCGATGCGTGATGTTTCCGACTCCCGTGCGAGAGCCGAGGCCCGCGCTGCGCAAGTCCGCGAACATATGGGCGAAGGCCCCGGAGAAGACAAATTCTATGTCGATCCGAACATCATTCCTGACGGTTGGGATTATCAGTGGAAGCGCAAGGAACTTCTCGGCAAGCCTGACCCGCATTACGCCGTTGAACTGCGCCGCAATGGTTGGGAGGCTGTTCCCGCCGATCGCCACCCCGAACTTATGCCGCCTGGCTGGAATGGTGCTATCGAGCGCGATGGAATGATGTTAATGGAGCGTCCGCAGGTCTTGACAGAAGAGGCAAGACGTGCTGAGTATCGTGAAGCACGAGGTGCTGTTATTGCAAAAGAACAGCAACTTGGAGCGACCCCGAAGGGCCATTTGTCACGCGACGCCGACCCGAGAGTTCGCCCGAGGATCAACAAGTCTTACGAACCGATGGCTATCCCCGCTGATGCGGAATACATCGGGAACTAATATCGGCAACTGACCGAGCTGGACATTCGCCGAATTGCATAGGCCGCCCGCGCTGGGCGCTGCCCTCACCTTCTCCCGATCTTTACCGCGCTGGAAAAGTTCGTGACCAATCCTCACAAAGGGGATCGGCCATGGCTAACACGAATTCTCCTTTCGGATTCCGCCAATTCAGCAATTCAGGCGGGGCCGCTCCGACTTACGGCCAAAGCAAATATCGTATCGCAGCTGGAAACGCCACGCCGATTTATTTCGGCGACCCTGTGCAGCCCGTCGTTTCGACCGCAACTGGATATATCATCCAGGGAACGGCGAGCACGACAATCATCGCCGGTATCTTCGTCGGCTGTGAATATCTCTCGACTTCGCAGAAACGCACCGTTCGTTCGCTCTATTGGCCGGGCGCGGATGCGACTGGCGATGTGACGGCGTGGGTCATCGATGACCCGAATGCGCTGTTCGTCGTTCAGGGCGGATCGACGACGTTCAACATCAGCGGCACGCTTTCGAGCTGGACGAGTTCACCAGTCGGACAGTACGCGCAATACACCGTTGGTTCTGGCAACACGACCACGGGTCAATCCGGCGCCTATCTTTCGGCAGTCGGAACGACAGTCACCTATCCCTTCATCGTTCGCGATCTGATCACCGCCCCGCCCGGAGCAAACGGCGCTGATCCTACCACGGCCTACAACTGGGTCGTCGTCGGATTCAACGACCAGCTTCTGCGCACCAATGGCGCTGGTCCGACCGGCATCGCTTGATAGGGAGAGTGAAAGATGGCTGTCAATCTTACGCAGATTCGCGACCTTCTGCTCCCCGGTCTCCGTGGCGTCGAAGGAAAATATCCGCAAATTCCGTCCCAGTGGGACAAGGTTTTCGAAACCGCCAAATCGCAGATGGCGCTCGAGCGTACCGCAGAAATGCGCTACCTCGGACTCGCGCAGTTGAAGCAGGAAGGCGGGTCGACTTCCTTCGACAATAACGCTGGCGAGCGCTACGTCTATAATCAGGAGCACAACGAAATTGCTCTCGGTTATGCGATCACTCGCAAGGCGATCGACGACAATCTCTACAAGACGCAGTTCACGCCGACGAACCTCGGCTTGATGGAATCCTTCGCGCAGGCCAAGGAAATTTATGGGGCGAACGTCTTCAATACGGCGACGACCTATAACTCCGCGATCTCTGGCGATGGCGTCGCGCTCTGCGCCACAAATCACCAGATCGATGGCGCTACGATCGCCAATCGCCCGGCCGTCGATGTCGATCTGAATGAGGCAACGCTGCTGAATTCGATGATCGCCATTCGAACCAACTTCAAGGATATCGCTGGACTGAAAATGTTCTCGCGCGCCAGGAAGCTGGTTGTTCCGGCGACATTGGAGCCGACCGCAATCCGTCTCACCAAGACCGAGCTGCGCCCCGGCACTGCCGACAACGATGTCAACGCGATCTTCACGACAGCCGGCGGCCTTCCCGAAGGCTACATCGTGCTCGACTATCTCACGTCCAATTTCGCATGGTTCCTGCTGACCAACATCAAAGGCTTGGTCTACATGGATCGTATCCCTTACGAGATGGACATGCAGGTCGATTTCACGACGGACAATCTGCTGGTGAAGGGCTACGAGCGCTATAGTTTTGGCTATTACAATTGGAGGAGTATCTTTGGATCGTTCCCAACTGCATGATTTTAGTTGGATATCCAACATGATGCTACCTTACAGTTGACAAATACAAAACCAACGATGTATGTGTCATTAATTCAATGATCGTACATCGGAGGTTGAAATGAAAGGTAAGGCTAAAATCCCGCAATTCACACATGAGCAACTTCTCAGAGCGTTATCTTACAATCCGGCGACAGGTGTTTTTACGTGGAAAATATCGCCGGCTAAGAATGTTCGGGCAGGCGCGATTGCGGGGAGTAGGAATGATAGCCGAGGCTACCGCTACGTGAGGGTGTGTGGCGAAGAAGTCACGACCGCTCGTTTGGCTTGGTTTTATATGAAGGGTGAGTGGCCAGATAGACGCATCAGATTCGTGAACGGTGATCCTAGGGATGAACGCTTCGAAAATCTGACGCTATTTTCTGGCGTCGCTGGTGAGTTCGATCATAGATCGCGTGAGGGGCGTCAAGCTTACCAGAACGCTTACAGAAAGTTGAAGCCGCACATAGAGAAGGGACGGGCGCTACGTGAATCGTTTGGTTTGTCTCTCGAAGAATATCAAATGATGCACGATGCTCAAAGTGGACGATGTGCGATATGCGATAGTCCTGAGAGTGAAGCGCGAAATGGGAAAGTGAAGATGCTCGCAGTCGATCATTGTCACAAGACAGGAAAAATTAGGGGCCTGCTTTGCTCTCCCTGCAATCAGGGTATCGGGAAGCTGAAGGAAGATCGCAACATCCTCCTGAAAGCGGTTGAGTATCTAGACAAACATTCTCAGACAGAAGGGCCTCTTCATGAGCACCCGACGACGCAATAAGGAGGCCCTCCAATGGGCGTGACACATCTCAGCGGCCTCGAAGTTGCCGGCGTACCCACCATGGGGATGTCCGGTATTCCGGCCACGAATGGAAATGTTTATTTCGTCAACTCCGTGAGCGGAAGCGACGGGAATCCGGGCACGGCAGATTTCCCTTATGCAACGATCGCGGCGGCGTATTCCGTAGCGACTGCGGATAGCGGGGATATAATTGTCTGCACGGCGGGACATGCAGAGACGATTTCTGCGGCTGGCGGCCTGACGCTGAGCAAATCTGGAATCGTCATCTGGGGGCTTGGGGAGGGCGCTGAGCGCCCTACTTTGACTTTCGGCACTTCAACCGCCGCCACGGTCCTCATCACAGGCGCCAGCACGCAAATTTATAATTTCGTCGGCGTCTGTAACATCGATCAGTTGGTGAGCCCGTTCGTTGTCCAAGCCGCCGACGTGACACTCGATATCGAGTGGCACGATGGAGCCGCTAACAAAGAAGCGCTTCGTGCCGTGCTCACGAGCGCGGCGGCGGATCGTTTCAGCCTCACTCTGAAATATATCGGTTTCACAGCGGGGTCAAATGTCGTCAACGCGGTTCGTTTGGTTGGGGCCGATACGGCGAACATCATCATCGATTTTTATGGAAAGGTGACGACTGCCGTTGTCGAGTTCCTGACGACAGCTTGCGTCAACGTCAACGTCGAGGGATATTTCTACGTCTCCGGCACGACGAACCTTTCCAAGAATGTCGTCGATACCGTGACCGGCTCTACGTGGTCCGTTCAAGGCTTCGACGGCGCGGCCGGACAAAGCTTTTCCGGTGGTTCTGGAAGCGCTGTGGCTGCCGACGATGTCTCGACGGTGATTGCCAACCAAGCTGTTCCTACCGCAGACGCTACGGCGAATGCCTTGGAACGGGATGTCATTGGTAACAAGACCGATGCATCGGTTACGACTGTCGGTACGACAAAGTCCTTGATGGCGTATCTCAAAGGTGCAATCAATTGGCTTACCGTTCCGTCTGCCGATGCAACGGCAAATGCGAGCACTGCGGATGTCGTCGGCAACAAAACAGACGCCGCAGTTACGACTGTCGGAACGACCAAGAGCATCATCGCTTATGCGAAAGGCATTCTCGCCTGGATTGGAACAATCACCAATTCAGGGGGAACGGCGACCATCGGCGCCGTTCTCGGCGACTTCGCTAATACGACGCTCATCGCAAAATTGAATGTCCCCACGGCAGATGCGACGGCAAATGTTTCCGTTACCGAAGTCGTAGGGAACAAGACAGACGCGGCCGTTACGTCGATTGGGGCGGATAAGTCCATTGTTGGGTACATCAAAGGCGTCCTGACTTGGATCGGCACGATCACCAACACTGCCGGGACGGCGACCATCGGAGCGGTGCTTGGAGATTTTGCCAACACTACTTTGATTAGCAAACTGAATGTGCCAACCGCAGACGCTACGGTGAACGTCAGCGTGACGGAAGTTGTCGGCAATAAGACTGACGCCGCTGTAACCGCTGTAGGGACGCAGAAATCCGTCACGGCCTATGCGAAGGGCCTCGTGACGATGAACACGGTCCAGTCTGCGGATTCGACGGCGAACGCTTTTGCGGGCGACGTTGTCGGCAACAAAACAGATGCGTCGATTTATGTTCCTGGGACGACCAAATCCTTGGCCGCTTATGCCAAGGGAACGGCTGATCTGCAAGAGCGCGTCGCCGCCAAAGGCGCCGCCGTCATGGTTAACGCGGATACGTTGTTTACTGTGGCCGGCGGCCCGATCGCCGTCGAGGCGCTGTGGTCGGAATGCGTGACTGGGAATGACGCGACGGCGTCGACTATTCAATATCAAGCGACCCCGACGAGTGGTTCTGCGCAGACGATTTCTGCGGCTTCTGCATCGATTGCCAATGCAGCAGCGGGGGCGTCGATATCGTTGATCGGAACGACGCTCGCAACAGCGGCTCTCTACAATGCCAATGGTCCCAACCTCGGCATGTCGCCTCCGGGTGGAATTATCGTACCAGTCGGCACGATCAATATCGTCGTCGGGGCTGGCTCCACAACTGGCACTTGGCGTCATTACATCCGCTATCGGCCGCTCGCTGCCGGCGTGACTGTCAGCTAAACTGAGAAGGAATGATCTCATGAAAGGTCACAAGGCTTATAAGCGCGGCGGCAAATCCGAGATGGGGGTTTCCGTCAGCGACAAGACGCCGAAGAAGGTCTATGCGGGGGCCGATTCCAATGTGCTCAAGGAGGCCAAGGAGCGCAAGAAGGGCGGCAAGGTATGCGCGAAGGTCGATGGCGAAATGTCGCGCCCTCGTCTCGACCGCCCCGGACGCAAGCGCGGTGGCCGCATAGGCTCCGATACCGCCCCGCTGTCGTCGGCCGCGCGTGTCAAGGACGCGCCGGGTCGCCATCTCGCCAGCGAATAATGAAGAGGCGCGCCATGGCCAAGAATTGGATCGCCGGAGCGATAAAACACCCTGGCGCGCTTCATCGCTCTCTGCACGTTCCGCAGGGAGAGAATATTCCAGCAAAAAAAATAGCGAAAGCGGCAAATTCCAGCAATCCGACGCTCGCCAAGCGGGCGAGGCTGGCTGAGACGCTTTCAAAACTTCGCAAGCGCCACGGTGGCGCGATTTGACCGCGACCATGGGGTATTGACGCAATGCGGCCTATTACCGTCTCTGTTGGCCCTCTGGCGAGCGCCAGCGCGACCGCGATCTCTGCATCTCAGGTTGTCCCGGCCTCTGCGTCGCTCGTCATCGATAGCACGCTGTCGACCGGCTACAGCGCGAACAATATCGCGCAAGCGCAGGCGGTCGGTGGAGCCATCGATCTAACGCTCAATGGCTCTCTTGTTTCGAGCGGCGTCGCGCTTCTCAACCCGCCTCGGCGCGTCGTGGTCATTTCTGCTGGGGATGATACCGGCATCACGTTCACCGTCAAAGGGCTTTTGTCCGATGGCGTGACGGCAGTGTCAGAAACCATCACGGGAGCAAATACGAGTCGCACTTCGACGAGCAATGTCTATTCCGCCGTTTCGAGCATTACATCATCTGGCGCCGCAGCGGGCAATGTGAGTGCCGGCACAAATGGTCTATCGGCGACGACAGATAAGCCGCGACGCATCACGATCACATCTGGCGGTAATGACCTCGCCGTGAATTTCACGATACGTGGAACTGATCGCGCTGGAAATCTGATTAGCGAAGTCCTTGCCGGCGCTAGCGGAGGAGCCGCGACCTCCGTTCTCGATTACTCCACAGTGACGCAGATATCCTCTTCTGCGGCGTCGGCAAGCACGGTAACGGTCGGAACATCTGCTGTGGCCCGTAGCGCATGGATCAATCTCGATCCGTTCGCTTTTGCTCAGTCCGTCGTTCAATGCGTCGTAGTTGGGACTGTCAATTATACGGTTCAACAGACGCAAGACGATCCAAACGACCCGACGAATCCGGTAGCGGAAGCATCGGTCACATGGGCGGATAGCGGAGACACAGCAGTTGTCGGAGCGACCGCGAGCAAAATGAGTTCGTTCGCCTTTACGCCCCGCTATGTCTGCATTCTTTTGAACAGCGGGACCGGCTCTGTCACGATGACTATAACGCAATTCGGCGTCACTCCACTCTGAGGTTGAAATGACGACTTCGGGGACTTACAGTTTTTCACCATCACTTGCCGAACTCGTTTTGTCTGCCTATTCTCGCTGCGGCATTCGACGCACGGCTCTCTTGCAAGAGCACTTTGCCGATGCGCGCATGGAGTCGAATCTCCTTCTCGGCGAATGGGCAAATAAAGGCATCAATCTCTGGACGATCGATCAGCAGACGATAAGCCTTGTTCAGGGAACAGCAACATACGCTCTATCGCCTGAGACAGTCCTGATTCTCGACGGGTTCATTCGAACTACATCGAGCGGGATAAACACAGATCGATTGATTTTTCCGATCTCGCGCACTGATTATGCGTCTCTTGCGAGCAAACAGCAACAGGCGCCGCCGACCGTGTTCTGGTTCGATCGTCTGAGCACGCCGACAATCACGTTCTGGCAAGTCCCCGATGGCAACGGACCATATCAGTTCGTGTACTATCAGATGCGCCAGACACAAGATGCGAACCTTCCGGGCGGCCTGAACGTCGAAATACCGTGGCGATTTCTAGATGCTTTCGGATGGTCTCTCGCCGAACGTTTAGCGATCATCTATGCGCCAGATCGCGCGCAAGGTCTCGCCATGAAGGCGAAAGAATCCTGGGGAATTGCGGCCGGCGCGAATGTCGAGGACGTGCCATTGTTCGTGACCCCCTCTCTGCAAGGTTATTTCCGCTAATCTAAGGTAATAGTCATGCCTTGGCGGCCGCATGGACATGCACAAGTCGACTCGACAAGTCCGCAGGCATTTGCCGTATGCGATCGGTGCGGTAGGTGGTGGAATCACGTAAATCTAAGATTCCAAATGGATTATCGTGGAAGGAATCTGCAAAATCTTCGCATTCTTGTCTGCGAGCCTTGCTATGACACGCCTCAGCCGCAGTTGCGGCCAATTGTTCTACCTCCTGACCCTCTTCCGATCATCAACGCACGTACAGAAAACTTTTATGTCGACGAAACAGATGTGCGCGTGACGCAAACAGGCGCAATTCGCGTGACGATGGATGGCAAGCCGAGAATTCTTGCCGGACAGCCCTTGAGCATCGACTGGTCAACAGGATAAACCGACATTGGCTAATGCAACAATTCCATCTCTTCCTGCGGCGGTAGCGCTTAGTGGGAATGAGCAACTTGAAATCGTGCAGGGCGGCACATCGATGCGATGCACGGTTGCGCAAATCGTCTACATCTCGCTGTCGTCAGGAAATATCAGCGTCACTGTATGTTCGAATAGGCAATTTCGATCAGCTCTTTCAGCTTTGGGGCTCGAGGTGACGGTCGATAATGCTGTTCCGGCCGATATCAACGATGCCGTGACGAACCAATGGCAGAACGGCTCCGTTGTCGTCCAGAACGATGCCCTTTGGACCTTCACCGCGACGACAATCGGCTACAATTCGACGCAGATGTTGGCGCTTTTCGCCAGCGCATTGACCTATCCGATGTGATCTGACTCATGGCGCTAAATTACGCTACATATCAAGCGGAAATGGTTGTTCTGATCGTCAGCACGTCAGTAACCGACCCGAATTTTGTCGCCATCCTTCCGGGCATGATCGATTATGCGGAACAGCGTATTTATCGCGAACTCGATCTGATCTCGACAACGACTAGGCTCGCATCGACGACAGCGCTTTCCGGCGTCAATCCATGTGTCGCGAACAATCGCCTAATTTCCTTCACGCAAGGGACGTTCGTTGTCGCGGAACAGATCAATATCATTACGCCGGCAAGCGCTGTGTCGCCAGATGCAGGAACGCGGAATGCCCTTACGCCGGTCAGCAAAGAATTCATGGACACCGTGTGGACGAGTTCGGCCGGAGCCACCGTGCCGATCTACTTCGCTCCGCAGGATGACCACACGTTCGTTGTAGGGCCTTGGCCAGATGCTGCCTATCCGGTTGAAGTCGTCGGGAAAATCAGACCGGCGCCTCTATCTTCTGGAAATACGACAACGTTTCTGACGACCTATCTTCCTGATCTCTTCGTCGCAGCTTCAATGGTATTCGCCTCAGGATATATGCGCAATTTTGGTTCTCAGGCGGATGACCCGAAGATGTCTCAGAGCTGGGAAAATCAGTATCAGCTTTTGAAGGCTTCCGCCGACGCGGAGAACATGCGTAAGAAATTCTCTGGTTCCGCATGGTCATCGATGTCTCAGCCGACTCTCGCGACGCCGACGCGGTAAAATCGAATGCCGTTTGGAACGATTATTCTCCAACCAGGGGTCAAGAAAGAGGTCACGCCGACTCTGAACAAGGCTGGAATTTCTTCGTCCAACCTTATTCGTTTCATGGCTGGATTGCCTCAGAAAATCGGCGGATGGACAAAATATTCGACGTTCCTCGCAAACAGCGTCATCCGAGAGCTTTGGTCGTGGGAGGATTTGAGCGGACAGGCGCGGCTCGCCGAAGGAGCCCAAGACGAACTTGCCGTCATCACGAACGGAATCTCTCAAACTATCACTCCACAGTCGACAACGCGAAACCTCACGAACGCATTTTCGACGACAATCGGAAGCAACATCATCACAATAGACGATGTCGGGAGTTCGATGACGACTCTCGATGTTGTCGTGTTCAACACTCCCGTTTCAATCGGCGGCCTCATCCTCAATGGCACATACCAGATTGCTACGGTTGCAAGCCCTGACCAATTTACGATTTTAGCAGCATCAAACGCCGGGTCGATGGTTACGGCAGGTGGGGCGGTTCCTCTCTATTCCACGACGAGCGGGGCGTTCACTGTTCAAGTCACCCTAGCGGATCATGGTTATTCCGCAGGAAGCTCTTACGCGGCTATAGCGTCGACGACGGTCGGCGGATTAGTGATCCAGGGCCTTTATACGGTTACATCGGTCATAGACGCCAACAATTTCAACATCTCTCTTCCGTCGCAAGCCAACGCGACAACAACGGGGTCTATGAATGGAGGACAGGCGCAACTCGTCTATTGGATAACCGCAATCCCGCCAGCCTTGGGAACGGGGTTTGGTATTGGAACATTCGGCTCTGGCGGGTTCGGCACAGGCATTGCGCCAGCATCACATACGGGAACGCCGATCACCACGACAGATTGGTCCCTCGATAATTGGGGGGAGTTCCTGATCGCCAGCCCGGAAGATGGGCCGATCTTCTCATGGTCGCCGAATAGCGGCTATCGGTCGATGCAGATCATCGTCAACGCTCCAATCGCGAACGGTGGCGTCTTCGTCGCGATGCCACAACAGCAGTTGGTCGCGTGGGGGGCTTCCGTTCTCGGCATTCAAGACCCGCTTGAAATCAAATGGTGCAATGTGTCTGATTTCGATACGTGGACCGCGAGCAGCACTAATCAAGCCGGGTCGTATCGGCTTCCGAGAGGGTCGGCGATCATTCGTGGGATGCAGGGGCCGCAGCAGGGCTTGTTCTGGACGGACCTCGGCGTATGGTCGATGCAGTACATTGGCCCGAGTCTTGTGTATGGGTTCAATGAACTTGGCTCCGGGTGCGGGCTCATTGCGAAAAAGGCGGTAACGATTCTCGGGTCAACCATCTACTGGATGAGCCAGAAATCGTTCTTCGTGCTTATCAACGGGAATGTTCAACCGCTTCCATGTGACGTATGGGATGTCGTGTTCCAGGATTTGGACACATCGAATCTCGCACGAATTAGAGCCGGATCAAATACGCAGTTCAATGAAGTTGTCTGGTATTTCCCGTCTCTATCTGGAAGCGGTGAAAACGACTCTTATGTGAAACTCGATACGCTCTCTGGCGCATGGGATTACGGCTCTCTCGCACGAACTGCATGGCTGAATCAATCTGTTCTAGGCGGCCCGATAGGAGCCGATCCAAGCGGGTATTGCTACCAGCATGAACTCACGAACAACGCCGATGGCGCCGCGATCAATTCATGGTTCGAAACCGGATGGTTCATGATCGCCGAAGGAGAAGAGAAAGTATTTCTTGATTGGCTCATCCCAGATTTCAAATATGGTCTCTATAATGGGGCGCAAATTGCAGAAGTCAAAATTACGATCAAGGTGGCAGATTATCCTTGGGAAACTCCGGCGACGTTTGGCCCTTATACAGTGAGCGCAGCGACGCCTTCCATACCGCTCAGAGCGCGGGGTCGCTATATGTCTTTTCGCGTAGAGAGCGATGATCTTGATAGTTTCTGGCGTCTTGGGGGCTGCAAATATCGTTTCGCACAGGACGGGCGGGTTTGATGGACAGTTTTGCCACGCAGACGATAGTCTCGACACTTCAAAACCTCGTCACGAATATATCTCAGCTCAATGCCACATTGAAATCCGTTGTTCCTTATATGCAAATCAGTCCTGTGACGTTCGCAAACTTGCCGAGCCAACCGAGTGAAGGAATGATTGCCGCCATCACGGACAGTTCTACAAACACGTGGGGCGCGACAATCTCAGGAGGTGGCGGAAATCACGTACTCGCCTATTACAATGCTGCCAACTGGACCGTGATCGGGAAATGACGACTGACGCGAAGGTCCATGAAGGGCCGATCCATATGGCGGTTCCCGGCCGCACAGATCGCATTCCCGTGCATGTGTGGTCTGGTTCCTATGTCCTCCCGGCAGACACGGTGTCGAGCCTTGGAGAAGGCAACACACTCGCCGGCTACAAGATCATCGATCACATGTTTTCGAATGGAGAATACGCCGAACGAGCGAAAAAGGCCAGAGGCGGAGGGGTTCAGCGCAAGGCTGTCCCTGTTATTGTCGCTGGGGGAGAATACATTCTCTCGCCTGAAAAGGTGATGGCGCTTGGCGGCGGCGATCTCGACAATGGCCACGCCATTCTCGACGAGTTCGTGAAACAGCACCGCAAGAACACGGTCAAAGCATTGCAGAAACTCCCTGGCCCCGCGAAGGACTAATGACAAATTTCCCTGACGTTCGTGTCGCGATCTCTGCCGACGAAGAGAGCGTTATGTATTTGCTTCGGATGGCTCACGATGAGGGCGGGCAACACGTTATGAATGAAGACAAAGTGCGAAATATGGTTCGCACTTGTTCCAATCGTTCTGGCGGCCTTATCGGAGTTATAGGCGACCCCGGAGGGAAACTTCGCGGGTGTATTGTTATGACAATCGCTCCTATTTGGTACAGTGACGAATTTCAGCTTATGGAATTAGTGGCGTTTGTCCACCCTGCATGCCGCAATCGTAGGTATGATCGGCAGTTGATTGCATTCGCTAAATGGTGTTCTGAGCAGATGACGATGGACCTCACGATCGGAATTTTGACGAATGTCAGAACAGAGGCAAAGGTTAGGCTATATGAACGACAATTGCCAAAATCTGGGGCTTTTTTCGTTTATCGACCAAATAACGGTGGCCAGATATGAATAAAGATACGATTGATATGATATCAGACCTCGTTAAGCCTGGGGCTTATGGGATTGGCTTAGAAGTTATAAAGAAAGATGGTAATATAATATTATCAGATGGGACTCTGATTTCCAGTAGAGACGACAAAGAAATAGGCAGCGAGAAAATCAAACTTGCCGCCATGCGTTTTAATAAACGCGCAAGGAAAAATGATGGGCTCTAAATCGCCAAGCGTATCGACTGGAAATTCGTTCCAAGCGAGCACGTCTACGTACACGCCGGCCCCAGAGGCTATGTCGGCGTATCAGAACATCATCAATCAGGCGAATCAAGTCGCGGCTACGCCGTATCAGGCTTATAGCGGCGAACTGACCGCGCCGATCAATACGACGCAATCAGGCGGCATTTCGAATATCTCGAATGCGGCGGGGATGATAAATCCCTACATCAATGCAGCGACGGGGCTTGCCGGGTCGAGCGCGGCGACGATCTCTCCGACGCAGTTTAGCGGTCAACAGGTCGCGCAATATATGTCGCCGTATCTGAATTCTGTAGCAAATTCGACGATTGCCAATATCAATGAAACGAACGCCCAACAGCAGAACCAAGTCATTGGAAATGCTATTGCCAAAGGGGCGTGGGGGGGTGATCGCGCAGGCGTCGCACAGGCGGAACTCGCGCGTCAGCAGAACCTTTCCAATAATGCGACTCTTTCGAACCTATGGAACACGGGCTACAATAATGCGTTGAGCGAATTCAATACGCAACAGGCATTGGATTATCAGGCTCAGCAGCAAAATGCCGCCAATCGTCTTGCCGCCGGCAATGCGATTGCTGGATATGGTAGCACGGCGCAGAATGCCGCGATTGCTCAAGGGCAGGCGCAGCTTGCGGCCGGAACGCAGGCGCAGACGACGCAGCAAGCCGCAGATACAGCCGCCTATGAGCAATTCCAGAAGCAGCAGGCTTACCCATTTCAAACAGCGCAGTGGCTCGCGGGCCTCACACTGCCGGCCGCTTCCGGCATGGGCGGAACGACGAATTCGTTTGGTATCGGGAACCAATCTCAATCGACGCCTGGACCGAACATCGGAAGCCAAATCCTCGGGAGCGCTCTTACCCTCGGATCAATGTTCTTGAAGGATGGAGGTGCGGTCCGACAGGGTCTCGCTTCGGGGGGGACACCCTATAGCGATGATATTTCACTATCATATGTCCCAGAAGCCGCTCAAATCCAGATGCAGCATCCGCAACAGCCGGTCGCTCCGCAGATGCAAATGGCGTCGCTCGGGAACGCGCCAGCAGCAGATTCAGGCCTCAAACGGCCTTCTCTCTCCGGGAAGCAAAAGGAGAATATCAAGGGCGGTCTTGGGGGGCTCTGGTCGGCGATAAACGGCGCCGGCGAGCCAATTCAATTGAGCGGCGCTAATCTCGCTAATGGCGTCGGCTCCATTGCTGATGTCCCTTCAATCGGCTTTGGCGACTTCGGCGGCCTATATGCTGGCGGCGGAGCGGTCGATGATGATTCCGACCTATCAGACGCCGAGCGCGTCTTTGCTAGAATGATAAATCGAGAATCTGGCGGCAAGCAATTTGGTTCCGATGGGCTCCCACTGACCTCTCCAAAAGGAGCAATAGGACGGGCGCAAGTCATGCCAGGGACGGCGCCGGAAGCGGCGGCGCTTGTCGGTCTCCCATTTGACGATAACCGATATCGGAACGACCCGGAATATAACACCGCACTCGGCAAAGCCTATTATCAGAAGCAGTTGAAGGATTTTGGTTCCCCCGAACTTGCGGCGGCGGCTTATAATGCCGGCCCCGGCGCGCTTCAAAAGGCGCTTGCGCGCGCCGATGCGGAGGGAGGTGACTGGCGCAATTATGTTCCATCCGAGACTCGGGCCTATGTCCCCAATGTGATGGGTCGTGGCGCTCCTCCGGCGGCCACTGGCGCATTGAATCCCGCGTTAGCCTATGACGGCCCTGCGAAGCCGCAACCATCATCCGGCGGCCTCGGGGCTATTGCTGATTTGATTGGCGGCGACGCGCCCGTGTCATCGAACACAGGGGCGGCAAAAGAGGATAAAATCCTCGGGCTCATTCCCGCTACGCCGGAATTGAGGCAGGCGCTTCTCGCCGCCGGCCTCGGCATGATGGCGTCGCGCTCTCCTAATCTCGGGCAAGCGGTCGGGGAAGGCGGTTTGGCAGGTCTTGGGGCTTACCAGAATTTGCAGAACGCCAAGCGCCAGCAAACGCTCGCAGATGCGCAGATAGCTAACTATCGCAGTGAGGCCGAAGCGCGCAAGGCGCAGATCGATTTGAAGGTGCGAGAATTCGAGCGTCAGGTCGCAGCAGCGAAGGCGGCAGCAGGGCTATTGGCGCAAGACCCATCAGCAGCGCCTTCCGTTCCTGCGGCCACATCGCAGGGCGCTACGAGCGCGCCGGGAAGCCCGACCATCCCCGCGCCAGGAAATCTCCCGTCTGATCCACGACAGACATCGGCGCCGCCCACGTCCCCATCACAGACGCCGATCTCCGCAGCGCCAGATCAAAGCCGTTCGCCTCTCATTGCCTATCGCACGAAGCTGACGGCGGCCTTCCCCGGACAGGACGAGAGCGGGCGCGCGGCCATCAGGGCGAGGATCGAAGATATAGATCGTCGGCTCCAAGAAATGGATAGAGAACAATATCATACAGTTTCCCCCGCCGAATATGGCACAATTCCCGGCCTCGATCCCAACTATCAAGGCGTCGTCCAGCGCAATGCCAAGACGGGGGCTATTTCATTCCCTGGCAAGGCGGCGACCACGGTCAATATCGACCAGAAGGGCGAGGCGGCCTATTCGCAAGAGGCCGGCAAGGGGATGGCGAAGAAGTTTCAGGATATTTCGACGGAAGGGGATACGGCGCGCAATGATCTAGCGTTGATCGGCCAGCTTCGCGACCTCGGCAATGTTATAGGAACCGGAGCCCCAGCAGCTATTCAAGCATGGCTCGCCAATCAGGGCATCAAGGTCGGAGACAATGTCGGGGCCATCGAAGCTTATTCGAGCATCGTCGATAAGCTGACGCCTTCGCAGCGCGTTCCGGGCACTGGCGCAACGTCCGATTATGAAGCTAGGCTGTTCAAAGCGTCTCTTCCTCGTCTTATCAATACGCCGGAAGGCAACGCAATCATCGAGCAAACGCTCTCCGGGTTGGCACAATCGAAACTGGAGCGCGCGGGCATCGCGGAAAAAGCGCTCGCTGGAGAAATGTCACCGAAGGAAGCATTGAATGCGCTGCGCGATCTGCCGAGCCCATATGAGGCAGTAAAGGCGGCCATGGGAGAAAAGCCTCCTACCCCCGCATCTGGACGGACCCAAGCCGAGCCGACGAAGCAGCAACAGCAACGACCGCTACAGGCTGCGCCGCCAGATGTTATCGAGGATGCGCGCGGCGCGATCTCGCGCGGGGCGCCGCGTGATGCAGTCATTCAGAGATTGAAGGAACGCGGTCTCGATCCGAGCGGCCTGTAATCAGGCGATAAGAACCCATCAAAAGCCATGTTGAAAGTTTGATGAAGCCGGAAACGATCGCCGTGGCGACGCTCGCCGCAGCGATCCCGACTAGCCCGCTAGCGATCAGCATCACTCCCGCGTTCGTGCTCTGAATGTCTTCCATAGCGATCTTGAAAACGCCGGTTGTCACCGTGCCGATTATCGGCGCCTGGAACATCATCCATAAAACCTGAGACTTTTGCATGGCTGGCATGTTCGATGATCTCATTCCTAGTGGTGGGGGGAGCCAACAGAGCGCCCCTGCGCCCCGTGGAATGTTCGATGATTTGATTCCGAAAAAAGCCCCTATGACAGCGACGCAATACGCCAGCGATGTCGCACGTAGCGCTGGGGCGGGACTAGAGCGTGGAACAATTGGTCTTGTCGGCCTTCCTGGTGATATAAAAGCCCTTTCGGATATTATTGGCGCGGCCCCTGGCCAATGGTTGGAGAGCCATGGTTATATTCCGCCTCGAAACGCAAACGTCAAGTCGGCATTGCCGGCCCCTCCAACATCGCAAGAGGTCATCCGCGCCGCCGAAGAAGCCGGGGTGCCAGGAGTTGGATATCAGCCGCAAACTACGGCCGGTAAATTTGCCAGAACTGCTGGAGAGTTTGTCCCTAGCGCTCTGATCGGCCCCGGCAATATAGCCGGAAATGCCATGAAATTCGGCGTCCTCCCCGGTTTGGCGTCAGAAGCGGCCGGACAAATCACGCATGGAACGCCGATCGAACCATATGCGCGCGGAGCGGCAGCGCTCGTCACCGGAAGTCTTGGGGCTCTCTCTGGGCGCCCGTCTGTCGCTGAGAGGGCCATATCCCGTGCCGCCGAAGGTATGACGCCCGCCCAACTCGACGCTACTGAATCTTTATTTCAAGAAGCTCTACAAAACGGCGTAAACATCACCCGCGCACAAGCGGCACAATTTGTCACCAACGGCGCTACGCGATTGGCTGACCTTCAGCGCGTTGTCGAGGGGCAAGGTGGATTGCGCGACTTCTTCGCATCCGTCCCGGAAGGCGTTGATGCATACGGCCGGCGCGTCATCGGAGATATCGCAGAGACGCCGACGCATCCGAGCATGATCGGGCCAAAAACACAAGAAGCTGCGCAAAGCATCATCGGCGATACGCAGGCTGAAATCAATGCGCAGACACGCCCGTTGTACGAACAAGTCGCAACGCGGCGTGGCGGCCCACCTGTTGGCAACTATCTCGCGAAAGACCCAATTTACAAAGAAACCCTCGCCGAGATTCGCTCCACGCCGTCTCTCAATCGTACGATCGCCGATCTACCGGATGATAATGCAGCCGTCATCGATCTTGTGCAACGGCGGATGGCAGAGCGCGCCGAAGCCGCCAGAATGCCTGGTCAGGCGAGCACATCGAATCTTGCCGCTCTGAATTTGCAGGATGCTCGTCAAGCGGCTGTGAAGGCCGCCGAGAATATCACGGGCTCTCGCCCTGAAAAGGGAGTCGTCGGTTCCTATGAAGCGGCACGCGCCGAGCAAGCGCAATTGCGAGAGGAAAAACTTTCCCCTCTCATGGCGGGCCCGATCGGCAAACTATCAAACAAGCCGGAAGTCTCTCAGGCCATTGAGGCGCTGTTTCCTCGCAATCCTATCCCCAATAGCGCTGGCGAGGTCAAAAACGCGGTTACGGCGTTGTCTGCTAAGAATCCATGGGCCGCGCGCCAGCTCGTGCGGGCGCATGTCGAAAGCGTCTTCAACAATGCCACGCGCGATCTTCAAGCCGGAATGAACCAATTCGGCGGAGCGTCGTTCAAGGCGCAACTCACCGGCAATTCGCAACAGGCCGAAAATCTCGCCGCCGCGCTCAGGGGCCTGCCAGAAGGAGACGCCATTCTCCCCGGATTCAATAGAATGCTCGAAATTATGGAGGCGACCGGCCAGCGCCAACGCATTGGGTCTCAGACGGCGTTCAATACGGAAATGCAGGAAGCGCTCAAAACGGGGCGCACGCTAACAGAAGTCGGCGCACTGGCGGCTGGTGCTGGCGTGAAATTGCCGGCTCGAATCCGGGATGCCTATCAGCGCTGGAATCTAGGCAAAAATATAGATGAAATCGCGAGGCTCCTAACAGAACCGGAAGCTGCCGCCGTCTTTCGTTCACTCGCCGAAGCCGCTCCCGGAAGCGCTCGCGCCGCACAAGCAGCAGCTCGTCTCGTCTATATCTCTCAGAATGCGGCCAAGTCTAGCGATAAGAGAAAAGAGCGAGCCTCCGGCGGCCGTGTCGACAAGCGCGACTATCCCGCCAAAAAAGCCTCGAAACTCGATAAGCACGCCAAGATGGCGAAGGATGCTATCGGACGGGAACTTCTGCCCTTGATGCAAGTCCCGGATCATGTCGTGGCGCACGCCCTGCGTTTGGCGCGTCAGTAACAATCATTATACACCGCTGCACTATAGGAGGCTGCTATAACTAGCACCTATACCCCGAATATTGCCCTTGAGGAACCGGCGCGCGGCGATTACGCGAACACATGGGATTTGCCCGTCAACGCGAACATGACCGCGATAGATGCTGTTGTCGGCGGTCGCGTTAGCAAAGCGCTGTCCAGCTCTAACATCACCTTATCGCAAACGGAAGCGAACAATAAGCTTCTCACGCTAACAGGAACCTTATCCGCGAATGTGACGGTTTCCTACCCGGCGATAGGGGGGAATTTTATTGTCTTCAACAATACGACCGGGGCGTTCTCTGTTACCGTCAAAACAACGGCGGGAGGATCGACAGGCGTCGAAGTTTCTCAGGGCATTCGTACATCGATTGTGCTTGATGGAACAAATTCTTATTATGCGGACGAAAGCTCAGTGCCGCCAGGGACGGCCCTCCCATTTACGGGGGTTAGAGTCCCCGCCGGTTTCTTGTTCATGTATGGGCAAAACGCTTCACGCACGACATACCCTGGTTTGTTCACAGCAATAACTTTGACCATTACCGGGAATACAGTTTCGGGAAGCCCCACACTCAACACTCTTTCTATTAATCCAACGCTTTACCCGATTATCGGGGCCGCGATCGAAGGGACCGGGATTCCAATAGGAACGACGATCTTAAGCGCAACGAGCACGACTATCGTCATGTCGGCGAACGCCACGTCCAACAACACCGGCATTACGATCAGAATTGCCCCTTATGGTCTCGGGGATGGATCGACAACATTTGGCATTCCAGATTGGCGGGGCCGCATCCCGGCCGGTTTGGATAATATGGGCGGCTCGGCGGCAGGCCGGTTGAGTGGATATACAAATATTGGCGTCGGGCTTGGAGAGCAAAACCATACTCTTTTGACCGCTCAACTGCCATCTCACACCCACTCTATAACCGATCCAGGTCACATCCATAATGTGACTGATCCTGGTCATACGCATACGATCCCAAATAATTACATTTCTCAAACGGGCGGCTCGTCTCTTGTTGCTGGTGGGGCGTTTGGTGTGTCTGGAAATCCGACAAACTCATCAACGACAGGAATTTCAATACAATCCAATTCGACTGGAATAACGGCGACAAATTCTACTGGAAGCGGCACGGCGTTCAATGTCGTCCAGCCGACGATCATGTCAAACTGGATGATCAAGTACTGAATAAACTTGAACATAGGCGGGGCCCCATCTAATGAAAATACTCACGCTTCTTTCTTTGTTTGTGTTTTTGGCGTCGTCCTCGGCGCAGGCGCAGACATATGGACAGATGCAATGGGGCATTAATCGGGCGGCCCCAACCGCAGCCCCCGTTTGCATCATGAATGGCTCTGCGTGCAATGTTCAGATCGGAACTGCAAATCTATCGACTGGCGGGTGGTCAATTTTACCATCGTCTATACCGGCGGCAACGACGGGGGCGCTTGGCGGGGTCTTTGCTGCGACCGCACCTGCTAATCAGTTTTTGACAGGGATAACGAGCGGCACGGGCGTGCTGACATCTGCGCAGCCTGCATTCTCCAATCTATCTGGCCAAGCGACGCTGGCGCAGCTACCCTCGATCGCCGCCATCAGCGTCCTCTGCAACGCGACCGGCTCGTCAGCATCGCC